TATCGTTGATTTTCGTCAATCAGTGGCGCAAAGACGATAAGGAAGTCGATGAAATACTTTCCGAAGCGGCTCGCGTGGGTACGCAGGGCCTCGTTAGCGCAGCGATACAACGGGCAGTACATGGCGTGGAAGAAGATGTATACTACAAAGGGAACGTTTGTGGTACGAAAACCGTTTACTCAGACGGACTGTTGCAAACACTTTTAAAGGCAAAAGTACCCGAGTTCTCCAAGGAGAGTGAAGGTCCCGGCGCGAACGTAATCGTACAAATCGCCAATCTCATGCCGCGTGCCGCGAACTACGAAGAATGGCTCGCGATGAAAGATCAGACTATCAACCGGGCACTCCCGACACCGAATACGGATGACGTAATCGATGCCGAGTTTGTAGAAAAGCCTGCGAACGTGTTTGCAGGTATTAACCTTTAAAGGAATTTATCCTATGGATACGCATGACGTACAGCAACTTTCGGACGGCGCGAAGCCGCTCGCGGTCATGACAAACGAGGGTTTCGTTGGGCTTCCCGTTCAGGGATACAAGCCCACGCAATCGGCAGAAGCCATCGATACTGTAAACCGTTTCAAAGTACTCGAAGAACGCGTACTACGCGAAATCGATGTGCTTATGGACGGCAATACCCGTGACGAGCCGTTCGTTGACCCGCGCTTGCTCGCCATCGGACGTACCCAGCTTCAAGGCGCGTTCATGTTCCTGGCGCGGTCGATCTTCCAACCGCAACGTATCTCGTTGCCAGAGGATAGCGTCGCCTCGGAAATGGGGACGTACGCGGGCCATGAAGCCCTGAACGTCAAGCCCGAGTAGATGAGCGTCGCGGTCGGTCTTGAGGCCCCTACGGGCCGCGTACCTGCGGGTATCGGCCACAACGGAGGTCCACTTTGGGAGCCGCAACCCGGCCCGCAGTCGCTTGCCGTCGCCGCGCAGTTCATCACCGAGCTTATGTTCGGCGGTGCGCGCGGCGGCGGTAAGTCTGATTATTTACTCGGCGACTATCTGCAAGATATTGATATCGGCCCCAATTGGGCCGGTATTATTTTTCGTAAGAGCTATCCCGAGCTTGAAGAACTCATCAAGCGCGCACGGCAGATGTACACGCCCTACGGGGCGATCTACAAAGTAGCTGAAAAGACGTTCGTGTTCCCAAGCGGCGCTACTTTAAAGATGCGCCACCTCGATACCGAGCTTGATGCTGACTTGTATCAAGGCCACCAGTACGCCTGGATCGGTTGGGACGAGATTGGTAATTGGGCGAACCTGAACGCGTACAAAAAACTCAAGGCGTGCTTGCGTAACGGCGCAATCGCCCTGCCCTTTAAACGTATTCGTTGCTCCGCGAACCCCGGTGGTATCGGCCACCATGCGGTCAAAGCGTACTTCGTCGATCCCGCGCCAGTCGGTATGGAACTACTGGAAAGCATCGAAATTGTCGATATGCTGGCCGAGGACGGCGTTACTTTCTACAAAGGTGAATGGCGTACGACACGCATGTTTATCCCGTCGAAAGTACAGGATAACAAAATCCTTATGCGGAATGATCCGGGCTATATCGCCCGGCTGCATGAGATTGGTTCGCCGGAACTCGTACGGGCGTGGCTGGAAGGCGACTGGAACGTCATCACAGGTGCGTACTTCCCGGAGTTCAGCAAAGTACACCACGTACTGCAACCTTTTAAAATACCCGATCATTGGATGCGGTTCCGCTCGATGGATTGGGGCTCAGCTACGCCGTTTGCCGTACTTTGGCACGCTGTAGTGTCAGAGGCGTATGAATTGCCCGATGGACGGTATATCCCGGACGGTGCAATCGTCACGTACCGTGAATACTACGGCTGGAACGGTACACCAAACGTTGGCCTTCGTTGGGATGCGCCCCGTGTTGCGCGCGGCATTAAAGCACTCGAAACAGGTGATAAGGTAGACTACGGTGTACTCGACCCCTCTGCATACTCAAAAGGATCAGGCCCGTCGCACGCCGAACGTATGGCTACGGAAGATATACGCTTTCGTAAGGCTGACAATAACCGTATTGGCGGCTGGGATATGGTTCGTGATCGTCTCTGCGGTATTGAGGGCGACAGCGAACGTAACTACGGCGTTGGCCGACCCATGTGGTATGTCTTCACCACCTGCGTTCATATCATCCGTACTCTCCCGGCATTGCAGCACGATCTTAACGATCCCGAGGACTGCGATACGGACGGCGAGGACCACGCCCCGGACGCCTTGAGGTACGGTTTTATGTCCCGCCCCTGGCGGCGACCCAGGCCCGCCAAGCGGACAGAGGCCACTGTAAAGCTATTGCAAAACGCCACCATGAATGATCTATGGTCGGCCCACGAAGAAGCCAACGATTACCGCTTTGAGGATCGCTTCGCATGACCAACGCAGCCGCCACCAACAATGACGTTGCGTACTGGAAGGGCGAAATTGAGCGCGCCAAGAAAAGGTATCGTACTTTTTGGGATAACGGCGACCGCGTAGTTGATGACTATCGACTGCAAAAAGCGGACGGCAACGACGCCGTATCTAAAGACAAGTACAACATTCTGTACTCGTCCACTGAGACGATCCGTCCGAACCTGTACGCACAGGCACCAAAAGTACGTGTTGTCCTCCGCAATAAGGACACCGCGAACGATATCGCGCGTATGGCCGCGAAACTCGAAGAAGGCTGTCTTGAGTACGTGAAGCAAGAGGAAGATTTTGATGACTTGATGAACCAAGTCGTTGAAGATTTTTTGCTCCCCGGCTTGGGTACGGGCTGGGTGGACTACAAGGCGAATTTCGAGGACAAAAAAGACCCGGAAGGGAAGCCACTATATAAAGAAGACGGTAAGACACCGCAACAGTCTTTGCTGGACGAAATGGTATGCATGGACTATGTGTACTGGCAAGATATGTTGTTCGGCGTTGCGCGTGGTTGGAAAACCGTACCGTGGATTGCACGTCGTCTGTGGCTGGACAAAGACGCGGCGACTAAGCGGTTCGGGGCCGACAAGGCGAACCAGCTTTCGTACGCGACCCGAGAGAACTCCAATCGCGACGATAACAATCCGTCTGAAACAGCCGAAGCTTGGGAGATTTGGGACAAACGTACGCGAAAGGTGTTTTGGTACGGGGAAGGTTGTGCAGACCTTCTGGATGATAAACCTGATCCTTTAAAGCTTAAGGATTTCTTCCCGTGCCCGCGTCCGCTTCGCGCAATTTCGAATACTCGTACGTTCGTGCCTCGGGCGCTCTATTCGCAGTATAAGTCCCAAGCGGAAACGCTTAATGTACTCACGAAGCGCATTCGCCTGCTTGGCGAAGCTCTCCGCGTGGTCGGGTTCTTCGACGGAACCAACGCGAAGCTCGCGGACGTATTGAACCCAAATGCCGGAAACCGCATGATTGCGGTAGATAGTTGGGCACAATTCGCGCAGCAAGGGGCCTTTAAAGGTTCTGTCGATTGGGTGCCAATCGATACGGTGGTTAAGACGCTGAACGAATTGCTCAGTGCCCGTGAAGTCTGCAAACAAGAGATTTACGAAATTACTGGCTTCTCGGATATCGTACGTGGCGTATCTAAGGCGTCTGAAACACTCGGCGCGCAGAACCTTAAGGCGAATTGGGCCGGTGCGCGCGTCAAGAAGTTGCAAGCTGAAGTACAGCGGTTCGCGCGGGATATGCTGGCGCTGGCGGGCGAGTTGATCGCGGAGCATTGTTCGCCCGAAACTATTGCGCTATTCTCGGGTGTTTCTATCCCCGACCCGCAACAAGTACAACAAGACCAAAACCTGCAAAAACAGGTAATGACCTTTAAAGCGGCTTGTGATCTTCTCAAAAGTGAGCTTCGTCGCGTATCTGTCATCGATATCGAAACTGACAGTACGTTGATGGCCGATGAGGAAGCCGAGCGGAAGGATCGTACGGACTTCCTTGCCGCGGCTGGCGCATTCCTACAGCAAGCCGTACCCGCGATGGAAGCGACGCCCGAACTTGGACCGTTACTCGGGGCTATGCTCATGTTTGTCGTACGTACTTTCCCGACTTCGCGTCCAATTGAAGACGAGTTCGAAAAAGTACAAGAAGCGATGGTCGGTCGCCAGCAAAACCAAGATCAAGACAAAGACGGCAAAAAGGCCAAAGTACAGGCCGATGCCCAGGCGGCACAGGCCGAAAACGCACTTAAGACGCAGGAGCTTGAAGTACGTAAGAATAAGGAAATGGCCGAAGCGCAACAGAAGCAGATTGAAGAAAATAATCGCCACAACGAGCGCATGGAAGAATTGGCGCTCAAGAACCGTGAAGTGGCTATCAAAGAGCGCGAACTGGCGCTCAAGGAAAATGAAGTTGAGATTGCCGAAGAAGACGCCCGTACTCGTAAGTTCACGGCGATTAGTACGGCGGCGATCGGTGCGGCGGGTATCGAAGCCGAAGTACAGGCTAACGAGCAGCAGCAAGAGCTTGAGTTCGACGCGATGGACCGCGAGGACGAACACCGGGACGCTGACCGGGAGGTAGCGCGGGAAGCCGCCCAGGCCGCCCAGGAAGCCCCGGAGGGCGGTTCTGAGGGTGGGGACGCCTAGCGGTGCCTTGACGGCCCCTAGGGGCCGCTCTATAGGGGTTTAAAGGGTTTTGGAGGGGCCGGTGGGCGCGAGGTACAAAGCGGTATATAGGGAAGGAAAGCTCTTTGCCGAGTACGATAACGGCGTGCTTACCTATCTCGACCCCGCGTACTCATCC